GGGTAGAAGCCTTCAAATCCAATGCTATTACATTTGTTGAAATGAATGGATTAGAAAAATCATTAGCTTCTTCATTTGAACAAAATTCTTCACTACTATCAGGTTCAATGACAGCTTTAGATAATGTAGCTGAAGATATGTTTAGAAGTTGTACAAGTTTATCTGAATTAGATTTAGGTGATTTTACAGGAAGTTTAGGTGATAATTGTTTTACATCCACAGCATTTGTAAACACTGATTTTGTTAGTGGTTCTACTGGTTTTGGTAGTGGTATATTTGTAGGTAATTTTAGTGGTACTGGGAATACATTAATTACAGCTTCATTTACTAATATGACTGATATTCCTGATAGTGCTTTTCAATATCAAAATAATTTATCTAAATTAAACCTACCAGCATTTGGAACGGGAAGTATTGGTAATAATGCTTTTTTTGATTCAGCATTAGATGATACAGAAATATTAACTTTAGCTTCAGCCTCTTCTATAGGTTCAGCTGCATTTAGAAATAATGATAATTTAACAGATATTACTTTTGATGAAGCAACCTCTGTAGGTTCTAGTGTATTTCAGGCTTGTAATAATTTAGAATCTGCTTCGTTTGCTTCAACAGTAACAATAGGTACTAGTGCCTTTAGAATCGCTGGAGGTACAGGTTCTTTAGCATATGTAAATTTACCTGCTTTATCAGGTTCAGATGCCTTAGGAGGTAGTAATCTTAACAATCAAGTATTTGGAGGACAAGCAGAATCAGGTTCAGCTAATATTCCATCATTCTATTCTTCATCCAATAGTGGTAACCCAGATGGTGATGTACAAGCCTTAATTGATTTAGGATGGACAATTAATTACTTATAAGATAATATTTATAAACAATGGCAGTAAAACAACAAATAGTAATTGAAGTAGACGATAATGGAGCAATTCGTTCCGTTGAAGGTCTTACTGATGCTTTAGACGATAATACCAAAGCAATAAAAGATAATGAAGATGCTGCCGATGATGCAGCCGCCGCTTCTGATGCTTATGCTGAATCATTAGAAAAACAAGAAGCAAGAATTAAAGTACTAGATGGTGCTATTAACTTAGTAGGTGGTTCGATTGAAGTATTTACTGGTGCTATGGTTTTATCCGGTGCTGTAAGCGAGGAAACAGCGGAAAAATTCGAAGCACAGGCAATCGGTGCCATTGCATTAGCAGATGGAGCTAAACGCGTATTTGACGGATATAAAACGTTAAGTGAAGGTCTAAAAGCATATGGTGGTGTAGCTGGTTTAGCACAAAAAGCACAAGCAGCATTAAATACAACTATATTAGCTAACCCATACGTTGCAGCAGCAGTTGCATTAGGAGCTATAACAGTTGCAGTAATAGCATTTACAAAAGAGGTAGATCAAGCAGCTAAATTCCAAAAAGAATTTGATGCCGCAATGGTTGAAGCAGAACAATCAACAGTAGCATCTACATTAGCAATTTCAACATACAATGATGTAGTTCAAAATGGTAATTTACCTATCGAGGATAGAGAATTTGCTTTAAAGAAACTAGCTGAACAAGGTGTTATTACAGAAGATGTTGACTTATCAAATGCTGAATCATTACAATTACTAAATGATCGTACAGCACAAAGTATTGATTTGATTTTAGCAAGAGCTAAAGCATCAGCAGCAGGTGTTATTTTAGAGGAAGCTATAAAGGAACAATTAGAAGCCCAAAATTCATCATTAGAAGATAATATTAGTTTTATAGATGAAACTATCGCAGCTGTTACTTCATTTGGTAACGCTTATGCTTTCCAATTTAGAAGAATAGAACGTGGTGCTAAAAATAGAAGTGAAGCAGAAGTTGAAGCACAAGCAAACGTTGATAGAGCAACTAAAGTATATCAAGAAACATTAGATAACTTAGTTAAATTAGAAGGTGAAAACGTTAAAGTACAAAGAACAGTACGTGAAGAATTAGAACGTAGAGCTAAAACAGATTCTTCAGTAAAACAAGCACTTATTGATAGAGCAAATGCTGAAAAAGAAGCACTTGCAATTTATGAAGATGTTCAAAATGAATTAGCATTATTAGCTGTTGAAGGACAACAACGTGATTTACTAGCAATTGATCAAGCGTACGAGGAACGATTAGAAAAATTAACTATTGTATATGGTAAAGAATCTGAAGAGGTTAAAGCATTACAAAAACTAATTGAAGAAGAAAAACAAGCAGTACGTGACGAATATGCTGAAAGGGCAAAAGATGATGCTTTAAAAGATGCTGAAGAATTAGCAGCATTACAAAGTGAAATACTTAATGCAACCGCAGTAACTGAAGAGGAGCAACAACAACTATCATTACAACGTACAGCAGAATATTATGATCAGTTAATAGAACAAGCTAGAAAAGCAGGTTTAGATATTACTGAACTAAATGAAGCTAAAAATAAAGCACTAGAAAAACAAAACGAAGAATTTACCCAAACAGATATTGACAAACAAAAAGAATATAGGGCACAATTAGAGGATTTAGCAATAAATTCTGCTGTATCATTGATTGGTGATTTAAAATCATTAAACCAATTATTTGATCAAGATAACGAGGAAGCAGCTAAAAGAGCATTTAATAGAGAGAAAGCACTATCAGCTGTAGAAACAGTATTAACAACTTATCTAGCAGCATCTAAAGCATATGCTTCACAAATTATTCCATTAGATCCAACATCGGTTATTAGAGCACAAATTGCTGCAGGTGTTGCTATTGCAGGTGGTTTAGCAAGATTAGCTGTAATTAATGCCCAAACATTTGATGGTAATAATTCTAATGCTACTACTGGAGGTGGAGCAACAGGAGGAGGTAGTATACCACCACCACCTACATTTACAGCACCAGGACAAAATATTCCAGAACCAACAGCACCAACGGCAACCGGATCTACATTACCTACAAGAACATATGTATTGGCAGGAGATGTAGCAGACGGTTTAGAAGCAAATGCCCGATTAAAAGTAAGAAGAAAATTATAATATGAAAATAGTTAAATTAGAACTAGACGAAAATTCACTAATCGGAGGTATTGATGCCGTTGCATTAGTAGAACAACCAGCTATAGAGGAAGATTTCCTTATGTTCGCTAAAGAGGAATTCGAAACATATAATGACTATCCTAAAGCAGCAAGAGAAAATGCTCGTATAGGTATTGAACGAAATAAAGAAAACGATAATAAATGTGCTACACAAGTAGGTAAAGTAAGAGCACAACAACTAGCTAATGGGGAGAAAGTATCATTAGATACAATTCGTAGAATGCGTTCATTCCTTATTCGCCAGAAAGATAATTATGATCTAGCTGTATCAAGAAAGGATTATGACGCGTGTGGATACATTAGTTATATGCTATGGGGAGGACCTGAAGCATTACCTTGGGCAGAGAAAAAATTAAGACAAGCAGGTGAAGAATTCGCAGAAGTGGGACCTAGAGGAGGAGTTAAAGCATCCCCTAAGGCACCAAAATCAGATACAAAAAATCCAAATCCAAAAGGGAAAGGTACGGCAAGAGGTTCTGCTGGGACAACTCGCGGAGCTAAAGTTAGCAAAGAAGTAGAAGCATCACTAAAGAAAAAAAGTGATGAATTCAATGAAAAATACAAAGATAAATTAGGATACGGGGCCAACATTGGTGCACTTAAATCCGTTTATCAACGTGGATTAGGCGCATATAACACGTCTCGGTCACCTGCCGTGGCTGCTAAAGGAGGCGCAAAACAATGGGCGATGGCTAGAGTAAATGCTTTCTTATATTTGTTAAAAAATGGTAGACCACAAAATAAAAAATACACTACCGATTACGATTTACTACCAGCTAAACATCCTAAAAAGGAAAAAATGTCTGCTATTATTGAAGGTATGATTGTAGAAAAAATGGCACAAATAGGTACCATTGATAACTTACCTGTATATAAAACAATCGAGGAAGCAGAAGCAAAAGCCAAAGAAATAGGATGTGAAGGATATCACGAACATAAAATTGGAGAAGATGTAATCGGATATATGCCTTGTAAATCACATACTGATACTACAGATAAAATACTAAGTGAACTACCACAGGAAAAACAAGATGCCATTTTACAGACGTTAGAAAACGTTGGTATTACAGAAGACGATATGGCCAATCAAGGCTATGTAGAGGTAGAGAAAGACAAGTATAACGAAGCTATAGCAGAAGCATTTCGTATTACAAGCGAACCAAATAAAGGATCAGTAGCAGATAGAGGTGAATTTAAAGTATTATACAAATACGAAGGTCCTAAAGACAGCCGAAATAGAGATTTCTGTGCTGATATGCTACGTGCTAACTTATTATTTAGAAAGGAAGATATAAACAATCTTTCAGTATCAGTAGAAAATCAAGAATTTGGTTTCTATGATATCTTTAAATGGAGAGGTAGTTATAACTGTCGTCATACGTGGGTTGCTAAGTTGTTTACTAAAACAAATTTAGACCCTAAAAAAGCATTAACTGACTTACCTGGATTAGGTAGCAGTGAATCTACTAAACCATTAGATCCAAATACTGGTAAAACTACTGGTATGAATACAGATACAGGAGCACAAACATTTGCTCGTGAAGAGTTAGATGAAAAACAAATGCTAGTAGGTCCATTAATGGTACCAGATAAACTTATCAAACGTATTGATGAAGAAGGTGAAGAATACTTTGTTTATTTTGATGAAAACACTGTTGAACAACTTGCATACAAAACAATGGAAGATAAAATCGGTGATAAAGTAAACATTGAACATAACCAGAACGAGGAATTAAAAGATGTATACTTAGCTGAAAGCTGGATTATCAAAGATCCTAAAAACGATAAATCACGTTTATACGGATTTGATCTACCTAAAGGAACTTGGATGGGTATATACAAAATTAATAATAAGGAAGTATGGAATCAATACGTTAAAACAGGTAAAGTAAAAGGTTTTAGTGTAGAAGGTTACTTTGCCCAGAAACTAGAAAAATATGCCGTTACCAAGTAGAAAACCAAACGAAAAAGTAAACGAGTTTATACCTCGTTGTATAAAACAAGTTAAGGGAGAATTCCCTGATAAGAAACAGGCTACAGCTGTATGTTATACTTTACTAAAAAAGTAAAGCTAGCTGTATCATATGTATCTAAGACAAAACTAATTGTTAACCCTTCATTATTTATAACAAATTATGACTTCAAGTGAATTAAAAGATTTGGTTAAATCACATTTTAATCTTGTTGAAGCGGAGGTGAACGAAGAATTAACTAATGTAACCGAAGAATTTGACGCTCGTACTGATGCTGAAGAAGAAGGCTACAAAGATGGTCTCGAAGATGCTATCGAAGATGTTAAGGAAGCAATCGCTGACGTAGCCAAAAAAGATATGGCTGAAGAAGACGAGGAGAAAATGGAGGAAACCGAAAAAGAAGAAATGGAAGAAGAGGAAGAGCAGATGCAAGTAGAAGACATCGTTAAAGCTATTGTTGAAGAAGTAAAAGATGAAATGGCCAAATTGGAAGACAAGATGGCAGCTTTAGAAGACAAAGTTGAAAAGATGGAAGAAGCTCCTGCAGCCGAACCGACCATTACCTCGACAGGTAAAAAAATGGGTGCTGAAGCTACAAAACGTGGTTTCAAAGCATTCGCAGTAGAAAACGCCAAAAATGCAGATCGCATCAAAATGGCAATTGAACAACTAAAAAATCGTAAAAAGTAAATTTTAAATTATTATGGCACTAGACGTATCAGCTTTAAATGACTTCAACAATGAAGTAGCAGGTGAATTGGTTGCTAAAATGGTATACGGTGGTTCAACAATGGAATATATTACTATCCAAGAAGGTGTAAAATTCCAAGAGCCAATCAACTTGTTTGATGTTGATTTGTATATTCAAAACGCAAACTGTTCAACAACTTTCTCTGGTTCAGCAACCTTTACACAGAGAAACATTACAGTATGTCCACGTACATCACAAGACGGAATCTGTCTTAAAGATATGGACAAAAAGTACTTGGGTATTTCCGCTTTGGAACCAGGTTCTTACAACGAAACTTTCGCGCTTGCGGGAGCTTATTCAGACTTATTGGTAAACAAATTCCAGAAAGCAAATGACCAATTTTTGTGGCAACAAATTTCAGGTTCAGAATCATCTTTCGGTGGAACTTGTGAATCAGATGGTCTATTAAGATTATTATCTTCAGGTTCAGAAGGATCTGCAATTACTGATTCAGATCAAATTGTAGGTACTACAACTGCATCTTTGGATAACTTAGAAACAATGTTGGAAGCTCTTCCAGCAGACGTAGCAGACAGAGAAGACTTGACATTCTTTATGTCAGTAGGTAAATTCCGTGAATTTATTTCTTCTGTTCGTTCAGCTAACAACTTCTACTTCGATCCAGTAAGTATCGAAAACAGAGGTGGTTTGTTAGAAATTGGTATGCCATTCCAGCCTAACGTGAAAATCGTAGGTACTACTGGTATTAACACAAACAGAATCGTATTAGGACCTGCAAAACAGTTGGTTGGTGGTACTGATTTGATGTCTGATTTCAGTGAATTCCAGTTGTGGTATGATATCAATACTGATCAACTACGTCATAGAATTGCAACTAAACTTGGTGTTCAAGTAGCTTACCCTGAATTCTGGGTATCTAACAACGCCTAATGTCTAACCCTTTAAATTAACAGAATTATGGCAACTTGTGATATTACTTCAGGATTTACGCTCGGTTGTAGAGACAACACGGGTGGTATCAAGAACGTTTACATTTTAAGCGGTTCTGTTGATACTGTAGTGGGTTCAGGCGCAACAGGCTTGATTACTGCGCTTAGCGGTTCAGGTACATTCTACAAATTTGAATTGACTCGCCAAACTGGTGATTATACAGAAACTATTAACGGTTCAACCGAGAATGGTACTGTATTCTTCGATCAAACTGTGAATATGCCTTTGCATAAAATGCAATCAGCTACACGCAACCAAGTACGTTTGCTTTCTAAGAATGTAGCTATCAAAATGATCGTTGAAACTAACAACGGTTCAACTGATGGTGTTGGTACTTTCTTCTACCTAGGTGAAGAAAATGGTTTATCATTAAACGCAGGTAGCGGAGCTACAGGAACTGCATTTGGTGATGCTAACCAGTACACTCTTACGTTCAACGGACAAGAACCTGACCCTGCATCAGAGATCAGCGGTTCAGACTTATCAGCTATCCTTTCAGGTATTTCTGAAGGATAATAACAACAATAATGGAAAGGGGTTGTGCTTATGGCATAACCCCTATCCTTATTTAAGACAAAACAATGCTACAGTTTAATAAATCAGAAGCTACAAATACAAATGCTGTATGGATTAGTACAGTAAATACATCATCAGGTTATTATGATGACTTGATTTTGGAGTATAGTCAATCGTATGATGAATCGAATGGCGTTATTCGTAATATAACAATTGTATCAGCTCCTAATGCTTATAGAAACTGGTTAGTATTTTCAATTACAGGTAGTGATGTACCTACTCCTTCAGGACAATATGATTTTAAATTGTCTACTGAAGCTTTAGTCCCAGCAGTATGGAATCAAGTAGCAACAGCTTGGGATTCATTTGATGAAATATGGGATGAAGCTGGTGATGATTTCCCAATTGATTTGATATATGAAGACAGAGCTTACGTTTCAGGATCAAATGAAACAGACATCACGCAATATGTATCACCAAACGAAAACGGTACTTACACAACATACAATGGATAAATTCGAATTCAAAAATATTAAAAAGCAATTTGCTGCAAAGCCAATTCCGGAAGAGAAAGTTACAGACAGTAAGTATGTAAAATACGGTGTTTACAACGATTTCCCACAACACTTAATTGATTTATACAATAATTCATCTATTCACGGTACGTGTGTAAACGCTATTGTTGATGGTATTATTGGTGAAGGTTTGATTGCAGAACCTTCATTTGTATTAGAAAAAGCTAATTCCAAAGAATCGTGGAATAGCATTTATAGTAAAATAGCACGTGATTTCAAGTTATACGGTGGATATGCTTTAGAAATCATTTATAACAAAAGTAGAACGGCTATACAGGCTGTTTATCATATTGACTACTCTTATTTAAGAGCAGCAGAAAAAAATTACAGAGGTGAAATACCTGGATATTACATCTCTGATGAATGGGCAGATCAATACAAATACAACTATCTAAATACTGCACCGGAAGATTTTCCATACTTGCCAGTATTTGATACTGATAAAATGGTTGAAGAACCTAAACAGATATACGTATATCGTCCATACGCTCCAGGACAAAAATATTATCCGTTACCTGATTATGTTGGTGCTTTGGATGTGATTGAATTAGATCACGAAGTAGATAGATTCCACATCAATAATATTCAAAACGGTTTAGCACCTAGCTTAGCAATTACAACTTATACGAATGCCGATCCTGACCAACGTCAGCAAATCGAGGAAATGCTTCGTTCACAATATGCTGGTGCTGAAAATGCTGGTAATTTGTTGTATATGGACTTAGATGATCCAGTAAACAAACCAGACATTACACCAATCCCGTCTAATCAAACAGACACTTACTATACAACTATAAACGACTTAGTACAACAGAAAATACTAACAGCACATAGAATTACTTCACCAATGATTTTAGGTATTAAAACACCTGGTCAGTTAGGAGGTAGAGATGAAGTAACAGATGCTTACTTATTGTTAGTAAATACTGTTATTCGTCCTTACCAACAAGTTCTTTTATCAACAATAGAGGAATTATTAGGATTAATGTACCCAAATATTGAAGATGAACTTTCAGTAGGTGTACAACAATTAAAACTATTTAGTGATGGTGAAGAAGAAGTAGATGTAGTTACTTCAGTTGATACAGAAGTAGGTGAAGATACAGCATTAGAAGAAAAAATTGAAGAAGCAGACGAAAATGCTTCAGATGATAACAACGATACCTTCCCAATATGACAAGTACATTCATTATATCGGAGGCAAAGCTAAGAGAATTTACTGATGTAAATGATAACTTAGATACTGCTTTCATCAAAAACGCAGTGCGTGAAGCACAAGACATACATTTACAGCGTATTATAGGTACTGTATTGTATAATAAACTATTAAGCGATATAGATGCTGATTCGTTAGCAGGTGCGTATAAAACGTTAGTAGACGATTACGTACAAGATTTCTTATTATATGCTGCTTATTACGAATGTCTTTTAGCTATATACGTTAGACCTCGTAATAATGGATTATTATCATCTACAGGAGGAGAAAATAGCGAGTCAGTAACTCGTGATTTGTACGAAGTTAAACGTCAGTCAGTAGAAAATAAAATGCAGTACTACGCTGAACGTTTAGTAAATTACATTATTGAAAAACAAAATAGCTTACCAGAGCTAAATGAAAATAATTTCTTGTACGAGCAATATCCTGATTATGGTAGCCAATACAGATCACCAATTGTATTTAGATACCAAAACAGAGGTACACATTACCAACAAGCAAGAGATGCTGGTTTACGTATAACTGATTCAAGATATCCACAATACCCGTGGGCTTCAAATATTAAATAATTATGGGAAGAAATTTAGGACCATTAAACATTAAAGATAGCTACGAAGGTTTAGCACAAATCTCGGGCTCGCAATTAACAGACGGAAGTGGTAGTCTAATCAGTGATTTAAATGTTACTGCTTCAGATGCTACTTTAGCACAAACTGCTTCATTAGCATTAGCTCTAGAAGGTGGTGTATCATTACAAAGTGTACTAGATACAGGAAACACAGCAACAGAAGATATTAACCTAACAGGTGATATTAATGCTACTACAGTTACAGCATCTTTACAAGGAGATGTAGATGGTAATGCTTCAACAGCTACAACGGCTTCTTATGCATTAACAGCTTCGGTTCTAGAAGGTGGTGTAAGTTTACAAACAGTATTAGATACAGGAAATACAGCAACCCAAAGTATTGATTTAGATGGTGATGTAACAGCTGATATAGTTACAGGTAATACTTCTATTAAAGCTGGAAGTGCAACTTTTAGTCAAAATAGTATAGGTTCAAGTTTAGTAGCTAACACATTTACTCTTAGTGGTGGTTCTACAAACTCTAAACTTGTTTTACAAGGTACAAATACTGGTGATGCACGTGTTAGGATTGATGCTGCAGCAGATAATGTCCAAATAAGTGGTTCTGTTGAAGTAAAAGATTCAGTAAATATAGCATCATCACTTACAGCAAGTGTAGCTACATTTACATCAGCTTCTATTGGATTTTTAGAAACAGTAACAGGTTCAGCAGTTATTATTGGTGATGAGTTTGTAGTATTAAATG